AAACTTTGTGCGCCTTCGTAATATTGTCTATTGGTTTCTTGTATTAAACCACCATCAGGTTTGGCCATAATTTATTAGCTTTTTTTATTCATTTCATCCATTTGCACTTGCTGTGCAGCGGCTTGTATTATTTGAGGATCTCTTATTACTATTCCAGCATAAACTAATATTCGTAATATTAATTCAGTTTGTTCAGATATATGCAACTCAAAGTCTCTTGACCCGGTTGTTACAGTAGCGCTAAACGGGGTAGCATTATATTGATATTGGCCTAGTGTACCTACAGTAAAGCCCCATATAGGATCTAAAGGTTTTCTAATGTAATCAACTTGTATGTTATTTGTAATACTTGTAGGTCTAACAAATAATTTTTGATTCTCATATAAATATGTTGGAAAAGTTGTTGTTGCTTTTGTTAATTTTGATTTTTCGGAGTAATAAAAATCATTTCTTTGAAGTCTTTGTAGTTCAACTTCATTGTTGTAAGTTACAGTGCCTAACCTATAAAAAGTTGATGTTGCGCCGTAAGAATCTGTAGTTGGTAAATTAAAATATGTTTGTCCAGGAGTAGATAAACTATCATATATAGCATTACCAAATGTTTTAAATATAGCTATTTTTTCATCTATATTTTCTACTCTATCGGAATAATTAAAATCCGTTTGTGGCACACGTATTTGTTGATTTAAGTCTTCAAAGTATTTTTCAAATACTTCAAGCTGAACTTGGGCGCCTACTGAATTAAATTCATCAGGAGTCATATAGCCTCTTTGTTCTTTATTTAATATCAACAAAACTGTTTGATATACAGTATTTACATTTATTGCCATTGTTTGTTTATTATTAATTATAGCGGCTAGGCCACTTTTAGTGCGGCCTAACTACTATAATATTACACGTTATGAAAGTTTTTTCTCTATAGATCTATAGATTTCTATACCTTCATCTGTTTTAAAGTAAGCAGCCATAGCTGAATACGGATTTTCATCAAAAGGAACAGTAATTACTTTTCTACCATTTGATGCCCAAGTAAATGTTCTTTGATCTTGTGATAATTTTAATAACCCGCTTTCAGTAGCATTAATTGCCACGTTCCTAAGTTGTACGTTATCGTCATTAGCAAGCTCTATGAATAGATCCGCGTTTCTTTGTGCAAATAATATCAAGTCTCTTCTAATCTCCTTAGAACTCATGCTAGATACCTTAGATCCAATCTCTACTCTTAGCACTGCTTCAGCAATGTCAATATCCATTTCACGAGCCATGTTTAAAGCATCAATAGTAATCTCTAAATCATCTAGTTCGTCGATAGCAATAACCGCAGCATCGAACTCTTTATATTTTGTATTCTTTGCAGGATGGTATAAAGAAAGTAATTTTTGTAAATTTTGTTTTTCTTTAGAAACAGCTAATGTTCCATCATAAAAAGTAATATGACCTAATGTTGCTTCTCCTTTTTGCTCTTCAACAAATACAGAGTTTTGATTAGTTGCATATCTTAATTCTTTTTGATCACCAGTTTTTTCATCAAACCATAAAAGTGGATATTTTCCGCTATGTCTTGCAGGAATAGTATATGTTATTGGGGATTTATTACCTAATAGAATATAAGTTCTATCTTTAATTTCCCAGCTAGGTTTTGTGGGCTTTACTGGTGTTTTAACAACTGGTTTTTCAACAATTGTTTCTTGTATTACTTGAGGTGCAACCTCAACATTTTTTTGTGCTGTGTTAGCTTTTTTAGCCATGATATAATAAAATTAAATAATTAAAAAAAGATAAAGCAAGGCGCCAAGTACATGACGCCTTATCTTTACCCGGTAAACTATGATGCAGTAAACAATACGAAATTGTTAGCACCTTGTACACATAAACATCTTTCAGATAAGAAGTGAACTACCATAGAGTCAACGTCAGTAGTGTAAGCACCACCAGCTGATCCAGTAATCCAAGACTTCATTCTTCTGTCTTCAGTTTGTGAAGCTCTGTAACGTACGTGTAGGAATGGTCTACGAATATTAGATCCTAAAATTTGATCATATACAGTAGAAGTTCCTGCAGGAATAAGAGCACCATCAATACCAGATACTGCTACACCACCACGAGTTGATGCATCATTCAAGTATTTCCAGTCAGTTTTGTAAAAGTCATAAGAACCTCTTCTAAATCCTGAGAATCCAAGATTCAAAGCCATTTCTTCAGAGTTTTCAAACAATCCGTAAGCAGTTCCTCCATTAGCACCAGCAGATAGGCTAGCAAGCATATCGTCAAAATCTAAAGAAGTTTTTCTGTTTAAGAAAAGCATGTTCTCTTCAATAGCTCCTTGAGTATCAAGATTTTTAAGAATGCTATCAAATTCAGAAAGTCCAGCAGCAGCACTAAAGTTGTTTAAAACATTTCCTCTAGATGTTATAGCAGCAAAAAGACCTTCTGTTCCATTGTATTGAGCAGCAAGACCTGCAACTCCAGAACCAGCTTGAGTTTGCTCACCTTCAACCATTGCCATTTCAAGATAGTCTTCGAAACGTAAACGAGTTTCAGATTCAGCTTTAAGATACCATAGGTAACCAGAAGTTCCATCTTCAGTAGCTACTTCAATCCATCCAATCTGAGCCATATCAGATCCGTTAATTTCGTATCTATCCTTAATAATAATAGGAGAATTACTAAATTGAGTGAATGAAGGAGTAATGCTTGTAATGTTAGTGTCTCCAGTTCCTTTTCTGTATTCAGAGCCATAAACAAAAATCTTAAGACCTGTAAGAGCATTACCAGCATCGCCTAAGGTAGTTGCTACAGTAGCACCATTATAAGGAGCAACAGTAATTGTGCCTAGAGCATCTCCACCAGCATTAGAACCTGTACTCGCTGTAACTAAAACTTTTACTTCTAGTCCGTTAGTTGGATTCATTACTACAAGAGTATCTTGTACAGAAATTACATTATCTACATAAGTAGGTCCTGCAGTAGCTACAAGTGGAAAAGTTAAAATGTTGTCATTGGCAGCGGTTTTAGTAACGCCATCATAAGCAACGTGTAATCTATTTTGTTCTGACCAAATAACTTGATCTGAAGTCATAGGCATTTCTGCTCCTACCATACGAAGGAATCCAGAAAGTGTTCTATTCCCATAACGCTCTACTTCTTGCTCATATATCTCAGGAAGATATTGTGCAGCGAAAGAAGAAAAGTCTGCGTTAGTAGGATCTGTAAAGTTTAAATAATTTGTTGAAAGAGCCTGTTGTTGTTGACTCGGTTTAATTGACCCAAACGAGGGTACTACATTAGCCATGTGTTGTAATTTTAATTGTTAAATTTTGTTGTTTTAATTTTAAGTTTTGAAGAGTCTAATCCACTAATAGCTTTTACTTTCATTCCTCCAAAAGAAATATCCCCTGTTGCTACTTGTCTAGCTTCCGTGGTTATATTTTTAGATTTAGCAATTTGTTCTTTAATAGCATCGGTTTTACCTTGCTCATAAAAATGTGTTGCCATAGTATCAGCATTTCTAGCAGCATAAATAGCCTTGTGATAGCCAGCAGGATCTTTCATTTCACCTTTTTCATTTAGGAACGTCCCAATAAATTCAGTTAAATTCTTTTGGCTTTTTGCAACAGTAGAAGGATCTTTAACACCATACTTAAAACTTTTATCTCCTAACTTAAAATCAAAACCTTTGAATTCATTAGAAAAATAATTGTCTGTAGTATTATCAAAGCTTTCTTTTACTTGGATATTACGTTGCTCTTCTTGTTGGTATCGGTTAAAAAAGTCAGTAGCTTTTTGTTGTTCTTGAGTTATACCAGGTCTCAACTTGATTTCCTCGTAATATTTACTCTTAGTATCCTCCAAAAAGTTTTTGGCTTTAGCAACCTCTTCCTTAAACGCAAGTTTCTTTTTGCGTATATCTCTATCCTCATCTATTTCCTCATCATAATCAAAATCTTCTAATAAAAGATTTAAATCTTCTGAATCTAAATGTGGTTTTGTTTGTTTATAATATTCTTTAATTAATGTAGTATTGTCTACATTACTGTAATCAGCATTTAATCTAGCATAATCATTAACATCTCCGCCGGTTTCTTTCATAAACTTTATAAGCTTATCTATACCTTCCGGTAATTCTTCCGCAACAGGTTGACGCGTGTTTTCAACTTGAGTTATTTGCTCATTTGTTTTTTCAGCAACCCCTTCTTCTGTTACTTGTTGCAAAGGTGAGTCTATTTCTTCTTCAACATCCTCACTGGCAACGATGACTTCTTCGGATACTTGTCCCACTTCTTGCAATCCCACTTCGGGTTGTTCTGTGCGTAACACGCTTTCCTCTGTGCTTGACTCTTGAATGGCATTTGTTTTTTCTTTTTTTACTTCTTCAGCTTCAGCTGGATCTATAAAGTTTACTTTTGTTACACTAGATTCTTTACCTAGATTTTTTAAAGCAGGTTTTCTTTTTTTAATTTTGAATTCCCCTTCTTGTTTTACTTCTGTTGACATGATATAATAAAATTAATTAATAAAAATTACCTTGGGCCAAATTGTTCTAGGCCAAACCCATCTAAATTATCATTTCCTGATGATTCAAAATTTTTGGGTAATAAATCGTTTTGACGTTGATTTATAAGTTCTGATTGTTGAGTTCCTTGAATTCTAACTCTTTTATCTTTACGATCTTCTATTTCTTGTTCTTTTTGTGTAGTTGCTTTAGCTTGTATTTGAGCTAATTGCATTTGATAGCCAAATTCTTCTGCCATTAATTGCTTTTTAATTAAAGCTTCTTGCTCCATCCTCTGTATTTCAAAGTCAGATTTTGCTTTTTCTAATTGCATTTTTGTTTCAGACAATGCTTGTTGTTTTTGTACTTCCGCCATTGCAGCTGCTTCAGAAGCTTGAGCGTTAGCTTGTCCTTGTGCAGCAATATTAGCTTGTTGTATTTCTTGATCTCGTTTTTGCTTTTGAGTTCTTTTTAATTTTAAAAGCTGGTTAGCTAATTTTAAATTATTAATTTGTCTTATATCAATAGCATCTTCTAAATCAATACCACCTTGCTGTAATGAAACCTGAATGTTTTGTTCTAATTGTTGTTTTTGTTCTTCATCTGGTTCAAGTTCTAAAAATATTCCAAAATCATGCATTGCTACTTTTTCCATTTCGTCTAAAGTAGATACATTGAAAGTGTTAATACTATTTAATAATGCTTCTTTAGTTAAAGGAAATTGTAATGCATCATTTACTCTTAAACTTATATTTTCAGCTGTTTTAATAGTAATGTACATTAAAGATTTTAATACGTGCCTTGTGGCTGTGTTTGAATTTGCAGCAGCCATTTTTTGCAAACCTACTAAAGCATTTTTGTCTGGCATACTACCATCAACTGCTTCATTCAATCCAGTTGTATCTCTTATCATTTGTAAGTAGTATTGATAAGTTTGTATTAGAGATTGTATTTTAGCAAGTCCACTAGAGGATTGTAACTCTTGTATAGGAACTTTACCTCTATTTAATTCTCCATCTTGCGTTAAAGATCTTCCAACAATACTACCTGTTTGGAAATACATGTTTAACGCTTCTGCTGGATTATAATTTGTTCCATTGCCAAGGTCAACTTCCGCAAGCCCGTCCATATCTAAATATACCCCATCTGGAACCACACGAGATAACACTTGCTGTAGCTTTAAATGAGTTAATTGAATCATATCCGCAAAGCTTGTAACTCTACTTACTAATGAATCTATTCTACCTTTATACATTCTAGGTGCTGAAATAGAATAGCTCATATTAACTTTTGTAGTATCTGAATAAGGCCTAGTCATATTTTCAGCAAACTTCCATTCTAAAATTTTACCCATCCCAAGAACCTTAGCACCTGTATATAATACTTCTATACTTCTGGATACTCTTTCAAAGTTGTCGTTTTTAGGGGGGTCAAAAGAATCATCTTTTTCAATTGTTTTTTCTAAACCTTGATCGGTTTTTTTAATTTTAAAAACTTGATTAGTATATGTTTTATATTCAAAATATAATATAGAAACAAGATTATTATCATCTTGTCCTCCATAATTTCTTACATAATTACTATATTGGGAAGGTCCTTTGTATTTTTGTATTTCTTCTAATTCACTATCTGTTAAAGTTGGAAATTGTCTTTTAACTTCTGATAAGCTTAAGTTTTTGACCTCTCCAACATAATATATGTCTTCAAAATTAGGATCTTCTGTATAAGAATAAACTATTGCGGCGGGATCTACATAATCAACTGTAACACCTTCAGAGAGATTAAAACTTGTTTTTGAAACACCAATTCCTAATACTGCTAAATCATATGCAATTCTTCTTTGATCTTCTTCAAACTTATTAGCTTCAAAAACATTTTTTATTAATTCTTCTTCGGCAATTTCTACGCTTTGCTTGTAATTTAATTGTAAAAACAAATCTAATTCATCTTGATTTGCAGGTAGTTTTGATGGGTCTGGAGAAGAATATAAATTGTCTCCAGTAACAGCATTTAATTGATCAATATATTCTTTATTTATAATATCATTTAAAGCATTAAAAGCATAATCAGTTCTTTCTTTTAAAGCAAAAGGATCAGTTGCAAAAGATTTTATTTCATATCCTTTATCTGTCATTCCATTTACTACAATGTCTACAAACTTCGGAATTACTGGTACAATTTTCCAATCTAAATTTAAATAAGACAAATCACCATTAATAGATAATTCATCTTTATATTTTGAAACGGGTTGTTCCCCTCTAGCATATAATCTTAAACTATGATAGTTTTGAAAATTCTGTAAATATCTATCACCGCCTATATCTTGTCTGAACCATTCGTTTTCAATGGCTTGAGCCACTTGTAACCCATAGTCATAACTATTCTTTACTGAATCTGGTACTACCTGATCTGGGAATGAACTGTTATAATTTGTGTAAACCATTTATTTTTGAATTATTTTTGATGTAAAGCCATCATTGTTATATTTTTTTATTCCTAAACTCATAGGTTTTAAAACCCTTTTAGCTACGGGAGCATACTTATTTTTATTACATGCCATTATAGCTAAACCTGAGCTAATTGATGCATCAAATTTTGTTCTGTTATTTAAATTAAATTTAGACCAATCATTGAGTGTTCTTATAAAATACATATCTCCATATGTATCATTATTAAATCCAATATAAGAATCTATGTAGCTTTCTATTGCGGCTGCGTGTGCTTGCTTCATATCTTCACTGGAGTTTGGTACACCACCAATTTCTCTTTCAGTAACAGATAATTTATTATAGGTCTTGTCTGGTCTGTTTATTGAATAGCCCCTATAGCCTCTTCTTTTTAAATAATATAATAACCTAGGTTTGTTATTTTCTGCTAAGATAGGCATTCCATAGAACACTAAAGCCATTAATACATCCTCAAAAAAGGTTTCTGCATTATCAGGTCTTGCAACGTATTCTAAAAAAAACATATTAGGTGGCACATCTTCCATAGAAAACTTAGTTAATCCGTGTAAAGATCCTTTAGAGCCTCTACCATCAACTGTACCAGATATATCGTAACTATCACATCCAAATGCGCCACAGTGTTCATTGCCTGGGTATTTAGCTCCATTCTTTAAAATCATTCTGTTTTGCATATTGCTATCTGGAACCCAGGAAACAAAAAATCTACCTTTATTATTTGGTACAAACATTACTTTTGTATCTCTAACACCACCTAACCATTGAAAGTTTCCTTGTGTTATTAGGCTAGAGTGTTTAATGTCTTCATTATAATCTATTTGTTCGTAAATCTTAGTTAGATTAAATAAAGATTGTTTTGTTTCATCCCTAAACGCATGCTGTATAGTTCTTGGGAACTGTCTATAAAATTCATTTAAAGCGTCTTGATCTGTTTTTAAACCTTCAACTTCGTTTTGCCAATAATCTATTACACCTATATCTACTTCACTTTTATCTATACCAATTATTGGTTTTTCTGGCGTATCGAATATAGGTACTCCATATTTATCAATGAATCCTTCGTAGTTCCATTCCATAGGTATGAACAAAGAATATAATCCTGAACTAGTCTGTCCGTTGCGGTTTCTTTTAGTAACGTTTGAATTTTCATATAATCTTTTAAAGTTTTCCCCTCCTTTATCTAATGCATTTGATGTTGATCCCATCATACACTTACCTACTATTCTGCTACCTAATCTTAACGTGGTCTTAGTTACTCGCCAGTTGTTTAATATATTATCTGGTCTTTCCCATTTACCAGATTCATCATGTACTAGCAACTTTAGTTTTTCACCATCATAGCTGTTATCTCCTGTGTTTTTCCAGTCAATAGTGGTATCTAATCCTTCAATGTCTTTTAGCTGCTCGTTTAATTCTATTTTTCGTCTAGTTAGTTTCGACGCCGGGACCCTGTACGCAAGCTCTGTCTTCGGCCTGTCCATCCCGTCCTGTACCGGCTTGAAGAAGAACGGATAGTTCGTGGATATGGGTACAACCTTGTCGGTGAACATCTTTTTTGCATCAGCACCCGTCTTCGATAAAATTCCAAATCTAGCATCGCTTGATATCGTTGCCTGGCTAACAGTCTCTGATGATGCCATGAAGCTAAACCCAGACCGTCTATTCTTGAGGTAGCATATACCGTAACATCTACTGTCGGCCTTACAGGCTTCCCAAAAAATGTAGAATAGTCTGTTAGATTCCCTGAATTCTGCGGCCCCAACATCAATCTTGGTCCACTGCAAGTACATGTAGTGAGAACCAGTAACGTAAGTAGGGGTACCATTATTATAGAACGAAAACCCTTCTTCTCTAGCTTTAAATTCATTCTCTATATAGTTATACCATTGTTCTTTAAAATTGTCTGGATAAGCATCCCAATCAAAAACACTTTTAATTTTACTAAGTGCTTTGGGGTATTCAAATTTTTCCCAATATTGTTCGGCTTTTACATTGCTTCTTTTATAAGATTTGTTTATTATTGGTAACCCAATCCTAAAGCCTTGTATATCATATATTGCACCTACTGTACCGTTTTTACTTATAACTACTAAATCATATTCTTTGTTATAACCGTACTTAAAGCTTTTTAATCTATTTAACCTTTTTAAAGTATTAGGTCTTATGTGATCATCTACAATTGAATATAGCGTTTGTTGATACATTATTTAGATCTGCTTTCAGCAAAACCACCAAACTTTTTAGCTTGCTTTGTATTATCTTCTAACATTTTTTCTTCTTGCTCTATTCGGCTTAGTATTTCAAATGCATCAAATATTGCTAATTTTTTAGTTGCAGCAGCATTTTTAAGTCTGTCCGCAGATATATCATCACCTGAATCTACAATCGCTTCTTTAGCTACTTTAATTAATTCCTCAACTGCTAACTGCCCAGCCTGGATTATATTCAACTTCGTTTCCTTTGTGTTCATATTTAATAACAATATCATTTGATTTCATACAGTATAAACGCTCATTGTCTATTATAAATTCCCATTCACCATTAGGCGTGTAGCCTACTAGGTCACCAGAGCTAATATCGAGCTCGTTTAAAGAGCTATTGTCATATTTTAATATACCAATAAGGGCTTGTTCTTTTTCTTGCTTTAAATAGTCATTATTTAAAATAGGTTTAACAAAGCATCTATCTCCAAAAGACTTCCACTTCCCTTCTGTTCTATATAAATAAATTTGATCTATCTGACAAAAATATAAATTATCTTTAAAATATTTACTACCGTTTTTTTCTTTACCTCTTATATCATAATATCTTCTAAAAATATTATGATGTATTATTATTTCATCACCTACTTTAATGGGTGTTTTGTATGCTAAGGGTATTGAAATTACTTTAGCTTTTTTATTTATAAACTTAAAAGATTCTATATTACAATTTAATATTAAATTTTTATCGTTTACTTTTAAATTATTATCATATCTTTCTCCTATTGGTTCAACAATAAAATCGTATATGCTATTCATATTCTAAATTATATTCAACGGACACCGGCATGTTATAGTTAAACTTTTTCCATGGCAACACCTCATCATTTTTTTTAATAAATATATTATAAGAATGGTCAGTTTCGTCCAACACGATATAAGCTATTTTATGTCCCCCATAGACCTCTTGCCCAACAGAGTAGTGCATAGCATCGCTTTTATATTCAGATCCAATACTGATCTTCCTTATAATACTAGACATTTTATTGCTTTACTTCTTCAGAAGATTCGATTTCAGTATACTCACCTGTTTCCAAGTCAATGCTAATTGCACCGTATTCTTTTTCTAACTCCTTTTTATATTCTTCCATTTGTTGGCTTATGCCGGCATATTCGTGTAACAGTACATGCTTTTGGTTTTCAACAAATCCAACGTCTCTTAAAAGATTAGCCATTGATGTTTGCTGTTCTTTAACTTTAGCAAGTTGCTCTTCTGTTACTTTGTTTTTTACTTCTTTTGTTTTTACTTTTTTCATTTGATTAAATTTAATTGATTATAAAATATTTTTACCTTAATACTAATAGATTTGTTGCCGTAGTAGCGGCATCAGTTACATAAATTTTTCTTGCTAATATTGGTACAAAAGTGTGAGCCCCTAAGTTTTGTATAACTACAAAATCTCCAGGTTGATTAGCTTCAAGCTCCACTTTTAAATTATAATTAGAATTACCATTTGCTGAACCGAAAACCGCAAAAGCTTCGTTGTCAGGGGCTGTAAAATTACCATCTGCATCTAAAGGGGTCGTAAAGTCTCCAGCAACTGTTGTAACTGTAATATTACCCGTTACGGTAGTTAATCCAAATGCAGCATTTAAAGTCACTGCATCAAAAATTATTGTTTGACCAGCTATACCAGAATTAATAATACTTGAAGATACAACTTCAATCGCACTTACAGCACCAGCATTATCAGTAGTTATTTGATATGTTGTTCCAGTGTTTATACCTGATGTTGAATATAATGCAGATCCTATAAATGTACCTCCGCTTGCATATACTGTTCTAGATTCATTAGCAGTTAAATTAGCTGTACCATCTACAATTTGCCCAATAGGAATACCTGCAGCAGAGCTTCCTGGCACTTTTAATGTTCCTGCTGCAAATAAATCAACAGCAAGATTAGCAAAATCTCTACTTACTCCGTATTGTATCATTTTTTTATTTTTTAAATTATTTTGTTTTGTCTTTTATTTTTTCAAAAGTACGTAAACCCCCAAGGCCTAACATACCTAATAGTACAGTCATTAAATGCTCCATTTGTAATGCTGGAGGAGCGTCAGTTGTTTTTGTAATCCAAATAAATAAATCTCTTATAACAAAATTGTAAGCTAATGCAACTCCGCAAACCCATCCTATAAATGGACGCCAACCTGCAACAAATACTGTTCTATGGCCAGCTTCGATTTCATTTATTTTAGTTTGTAATTCAATAATTTCATTAGGGTCTAATTCTTTACCCTTAATAGCTTCTCGAATTTCCCATGCTAAATTACCCGCAACAGATTTTCTACTGTCCCCACCTTTTAAAAGGCCTAATAATAATTTCCACATAATTAAGCTTTATCGTAAGCTTCTTTTTCCCAAGGAAGATTTTTTGCTCCTTCTTGCATTTTGCTTCTTGAATACGTTTTACCTTTCCAGTAAACGTTTTTATCGTCGTAATCTAAATCACCTCTTTTAAATTGATCTATATGAACCATTTCGTGATCTATAACTTTTTCTTTATCTTTTGGGTTTACATTAATATCAACTAATATAGAACCGTTATTATTAGCTTTACCTAAAACCATGCCTCCTAAGTCTACACTATATATAGGCGTGTTATCGCAACTGTAAGGTGGTGTGTTTAGTTTAAACGCCATAAGGGAATTTTTTATTTAAAGCTTCTTTTCTTTTTTGACAACCACAAGGTTTCTTTAAACTTTTAGAAATTGAATCTACAACAGTTTTTACACCTGTTACAGTGGTTATTTTTTCAATAGTATCTCCTAGTCCTGTTGATTTCATATGATTAAAATTATATACCCCCTGCCGAAACAGGAGGCATATGAATTAGTAATTAGGCAGTATAAGTAACTGTGTTTGCGTAAAGTTGCAAGTTAGTATACAAAGGAGCTTGTCCTGGGGCTGGTACACCACCGGTTTGATCTTTTCCTAAGCTTACGGATGCTTTAACTCCACCTGGATTAGCAGTAAGTGCTCTGTTTACAAATGCAATTGGTGATCCTGAGGTGTAATCAGGTATCCCAGCGCCTCCTGCAGAATCTGTTGAAATTAGAAAGTCAATTTCAGATGTTGCTGAATTGCTTAAAGATAAAGTTAATACTCCTGTTGCGTCTACGTAACTAATGTTACTGATTTGATCTACGTTTACTAGTACTTCTCCTTCTGTTAGTGGAGCACCAGAATTAACGATACTGAATGATAAAAATTTAGCCATTGTGTTTGTGTTTGTAATTGTGATTGTTTTTGTTTGCTAGGGTTTATACAGTCCTATCTGTTATTATTTTTTTTTTACCGTACATGGTTGCTACAGAGGGTTTACCTAATTGTTGGCCATAGCCCTTGTTCGCGTTTTGAAAAGGTGAATTACCTTTCATTGCCATTGGTGCAGTTGTACCTTCAGTACCTTGCCCAGAAATATCATCTACTGGGTTGTAAGCTAAATCAGCTTGTGCTTGTCCCATTGGCCCCTGTCCCATTACTGAATCTGCTTGTCTCATAACAGGTTGGCTCATCATATTTATACCTGATTTTGAACAACTAGGATTATTTCCAGTATACTGACCTGCATAGCCTTTTCTTAATGAAGCCATAGATCCTTTACTAACTTGACCCATCATAGACGGTCCTTCTCCAGCAGATTCTTTTACAGCTTGACTAGCTTCATAAGCAGCTGCTTTTTTATCGCCGCTTTTTTTGTCAGCTATTGCATTTCTTGAATAATCTTGCGCAATTTTTTTTCTTGATTTGTCGTAACCCATAATTTCTGTGTTTTTGTTTGTGTAATTGTTATTGTTATTGTTATTGTTTTATTAGCAGTTCCATTTTTTTAAAGCTAAAGCTTTTCGAGTTGGCTCTCCATTGGGCTTTTTCATCGGCCCTTTTACACCACTCATCCTTGCACAAAATGACTTACGTCTTTTAGCCGCCTTACTACCTTTCTTTAATTTAGAAGGTTTTGTTGTTACAGCAGTTTGAAGTTTACTTCCAGGGTTTTCTTTCCTGTAAGATTCAACCCCTTTTTTGTTTAATCCTCCTTTAGGATCTTTCCCTTCTTTTCGAGTCCATGCTGCCGTTTTCTTTTTTTGAAAAGGTGAGTCGTTTTGTATATAAGCCATTACTTTTTTATTTTAATCCACTTACTTAATGTATAACCGATTGTAACAATTAATAGAATTACTTTTAACCAAACTTCTAAGTTTGTCATAGTTACAACGCCCACAGTCCCATTTAGCACTATAAGCTTAATATCATTGATCTCCATATCTTACATAGAACCTTTTGCAAGTTGTGTAATAGGACCTGCTTTATAAAAAGGCTTGTCTTTTTTAAGTTCCATACCTGTGATCCCTGAGCTAGATCCTGTTCCTATTGGAAAACCCATTGTATTTAATGGACCATCCCAAAGAGCATTAGCACCTACTACGCCTTCTGCTGCTTTTAATACTGCTGGTGATTGCTTTTTCATGTTGTGTGTGTTATCTGTGTTTGTCTTTGTTTACGTTATTTATTGATGTTTTTAATACGGTATCGGTATATGTTCTACCTAGCATTATAACATTTCTTCTTTCACTGGTTGGTATATCTTCTTGACCAAGCATTATTCTGTATATTCTATTTATAAGTTGCTTGCCTTTAAAAGACATTTTATATAGATGGTATTTTTGAGTGGTATGATTTCTTTTACGCCAGACTTTAATCCAGTCTTCTTGTAATAATCTATTCCATCTTCTATTATCCCAGCTATAGGAATAAGCACCCATTTTAAAATCTATTTTGCTAAATATATCTATACAATCTAAATATATAAGAAGTTCTATATCTGCACTGGTTAAATTATTGTTCTTAGCCGCCCATTGTCGTATTATTCGATAATGTTTAATTAAGTTCATTTCTTTTAAATCCTTTGCCTCTAATCTTCTCATAAAACTATAACAACGTCTTGAAGCTTTATAACCTGATAAATATTTTTATCTATTTCTATATTGTGTCCTGCAGAACCATCATAATAAATATTATCAGATTCTTTAATACCTACAACTTCGGATCCTATTGATATTACTTCTGCTTTATTGTATCTTAAATCTTCTCGTTGATTTTCAGAAACTAATAAACCACCTTTAGTGGTTGAAGTACCTTGTTTTTCTTTACTTATAATTAAGTTTCTACCTATTGCCTTCATTAATTCTTAAATTATTAATTATACAATCAGTAGATAAAATAGTTGTTGCAACAGATGCCGCATTTCTAAGTGCTGCTTTTGTTACTAGTAAAGGATCGATTATTCCGGCTTTAACCATCTTAACCGATTTACCCGTTATCACATCTAGTCCCCATCCTTTCTTTTCAGGATGTGCTTCACTAATGTTAGCGTTGTCTAAGATAGTGTGATAGGGAGCTTTAATGGCTTCCAGAAGGATGCTTTCAGCTTTATCTTTAGGTTTGATAAACATAGCAGCGTTTAAAAGTGCTACACCACCACCCGCTACAATACCTTCTTTAATAGCGGCTTTAGTAGCGCATATAGCATCTTCTACTCTATCAGTTTTTTCTTTTAATTCTATACTTGAATCTGCACCTACTTTTACAGTAGCAATCTTAGCAGATAACCTAGCTAATCTTTTTTCTAGTCTTATAACCTCAGGAGCAGTATTGTTTTTGTTTAAATCCTTTTTAATTGTTTTAACAATCTCTTTAACTTCATCACTAATACTTTCAACTTTAAGAATAGTTTCGGTGTCGTTAGTTATAGACTTAAGACATGTTCCTAAATATTCCGAAAGTATCATATCCATATCATCGCCTAAATCCTCGTTAATAATTGTTGCTCCGGTGAGTAATGCTAAATCAGTTAACATATCTTTTTTAGTAACACCATAAGTAGGTGCATTGATAACGTTTACTTTTACAACATTTTTTATTTTATTCATAGCTAAAGTAGAAATTACTTTAGGATCTAAATCAGCAATAATAAGTAATGATTTATTGCTTTTAATTGCATGCTCTAATATATTCTGTATTTTTCTTACATTCTCAACTGGTGATTCAATAAGTAAAACTAAAGGGTTATCTAATTCAGCAACTCTTGTTTCTGCTTTAGTAACAAAGTGAGAGTTTGTTAATCCTTTATTATATTGTATTCCTTCTACTAATTCAGAAGTTGTTTTAGATAGCTCTGTAGCTTCCATCATTACAACACCAGTTTCGTCAACTGATCTAAATGCTTCAGCTATAACAGCACCTAGTACTTTATCATTATTTGTAGAAATACTCGCAACTTGATCTATCATTTGACCGGTTACTTTTATTGAGTTTTTTTCTAGATAATCTATTACTTTATTAACAGCATTATCAATACCCTTTTTTAAATCTCTAGCGCCAAGCTCTTCCAGTTGTGGATAAGCTTGCGTTAAGATTGAGTGTGCTAGCACTGTAGCAGTAGTGGTTCCATCACCTGCTTCTTTCACAGTTTTCCTAGCAGCTTCCTTTAGAAGCGTAGCACCCATATTTTCTATTGGATCTAATAATACTATTGAATCCGCTACAGTTACTCCGTCTTTTGTTATAACAGGTTTACCTCCAGCATCTTCTAAAATTACACGTTTACCGCTAGCACCAAGTGTGGAACTAACGGCTTTCGTGAGTTTGTTTATACCTTCAAATAGTTGATCTTTTGCTTCGTAACCGAAACTAAGATTCTTGACAATCGCGTCTGACATAATTTAATTTAATTTGATTTAATTTTAATTGATTGTTACTTAAAGGTTTTAACGACTTTAGGACCGTTTATAAATTCTATTTTTTTAGAATAGTGGGCAACAGAAGCGTCAATCGCTGATTCAGCTCCTTCTAATGTTTCCCTACGGGTAACGTCGTTCCAAGTTCCTTCTTTCTTAGGGTCTTGGTATTCGGTTTGATAAAAACCGTTTGGTAGTTGGGTGATTCGCCAGTTACCTTTATCAGCTATGTGCTTCCAAAGATCTATGGTTTCATCGGAAATTTGTGGTTGACTATTCCACGAATGAGTCTGGTAAAAAAGTGTCATTGGTTTTGGTTTTAATTAATTATAAGGTTTACAGTTTATTATCACTTAATTTTAAGCACCTTTACAAGTGCAGCTATTATTTCCGCAAGAGCATTGTTTAGTTTTATTATAAACAGTATCAAAAGCGCTTGCGCCTAGTATTGTTAGTTTATCTATTATATCACTTTGCATATCAATAATCATTTTTTCTAACTGATCATTTCTTTTTTCCATTTGGTCTGCAAGCGATTGTAATGATTCGTTTTTACTTTTTAAAGCATTTACTTCATCTGGATTTCTACCTATAATAGCATATATAACCACAGACAAAGATCCTACTATCATACCTACTATAGATACGAATATATCTTTGTTATCTTTTGGTATTTGATTGAATGAAAGAAAAAGTAATAATGCAATAACTAATGCAAATATACCTGCCGCTCCGGCGTAATGTCTTAAATCTCTAGAAGAATTTGTTGCCATATTTATTTTTGTTTATTAACTAAATGTTACTGTACCTGTTCCTGCTGTTATTCTAATAAATTTATCGGAACCTACTGTGCTTTCAGCATCCGCTGCACCGCCTGTTCCGGCTGTATAAGTTGCTGTATATGCAGATGGGTAACGTAGTATAATTACCCCTGCTGAAGCTGTTCCAGAAGTAGAACCTCCACATCCTGCACCCCCACCTGAGCCAGAGCCTCTGTTAGCAGGTGAAGCACTTCCTCCTGAAGCTGGGCATCCAAGTGCTCCTGTTCCACCTATCCCTGAACCCCCTGCTGCAGCTGTACCGGATTCTCCACCACCGCCACCACCACCAGCATAATAATAATTGTTTCCATCTATGTTATTTTGCAATCCAGCACCCCCGTTACCAGGGTATGCATTGCTGCCAGAAGCACCAGCACCACCACCGCCACCACCAGAATAATACGGAGAATGATAACCACTACCCCCACCATTTCCTTGTCCAGATGGGCTAGCCGCTCCACCGATAGCTGAATTGTAACCGGCGCCACCACCACTACCCCCATCCTGACCAGATGTACCTCTTCCGCCACCACCTCCGCCAGCAGCTTCTATTAAAGTAATATCACTTCCGTTTAAAGATGAAAGACCACCAGATATACCTTGGGCTGGATGGGTTGTTCCTGCACCGCCAGCCCCTATTACTACCGTATAAGCTACAGAAAGGCTAAGACTTAAAGGTGTTCCGCCAAAATTGGTTAAGTACCCTCCGGCACCACCACCACCACCGTTAGAAGACCCACCGGACCCTCCTCCTCCAACTATTAAATAACTTACAGTTAAAGGATCAATAGCATAATCTATTTCCCACCACTGTGTATCAGTTGTATCGTAATACTCTACATAACCTGTAGTGGTGTTAAAACGCATTTCTCCATTAGATGGGGACGTTGGCCTGTCTGCAGTTGTACCTGTAGGTAATTTAAATGCTGAATTGTCAGAACCGAAATCAAATAATTCTGGTACCTCTATTTTTGTTATTGCCATTTATATATTATTATTTTAGGTTGCTGCAAATGCCATGTAAATGTATGTTCCCCCTGATGCGTTGTAAGAAGAGTCTGTATTTATTATTTGGAATCCATTAGACAAAAAATCTAACGCACTAAATGTTCCCTCTGCATTTGATAGGGGAGGATATAACTCTTTGTTTATTGGATTTGTTGTGCTTCTTTTGTTATCTAGTATTCTCCAGTTTGCTGTAGCATCAGTTCTTTTAATCATTACAAACGCTGGCTCAAACCCTAAAGTTACAATCGGTCCTGTTGCACTTCCATTTCCAGTATAAGACCCTATCTTAGAATAGCCGGCAACTGAATGGAAGCAGTAGGCGATGTAAGCAGCACCATTTCCATTTATATCTCCTGTTGTTCCAATTGTAAATACAGAAGATGTTGGCTCTGTATCGTTATATGCAGTTGACCCAATTGTAAATCCAAGTGATAGATTTAAAAACATTCTTCCTGTAGCACCCGATATTGAATTGTAAACAAGCCAATTTGTATTACCAACAACCGAATCTATTCCTTTTGTTATGATTAAATCAGGAGCAACAGATAAGCCGTGACCAATAGTTGAATTATTTCCATTACCTGTATATTTAACAATACTAAACCCTGCAGCTGTATTTGCAGAAACTTGACTTGTTACTGTTCCATCTGTATTTGATACTGCTGCACCACCTGCTTTCCAGTTCCAAGCTACGTAATTAGCAGAAGAAGAATTAACAAAATTAGGACTTGTACTACCTGCTTGAACAGTAAATCCATCAGTACCAAAAGCACTTAAATATCCATAAGCAGCACTATATTGTCCCTCTGCTCCTGTGGTGTTTGAAGATAATCCATTGCCACTTCCTGTTCCTCTTACTGAATCTGTTAAAGCATGGTTATTGCTTCCATTATCTCTTGCTTTTATCCAAGTAAAATCAGGTTGGAATCCAACACCTGTAATACTTTGTGTACCATTATTTCCTGTATATAAAACAGTATTAAAGTTATCGCTTCCCAATGGTATAGGTGTTTTATTAACAAAGTTTTTCCATGCAGTACCATTATAAAACTGCATAGTGCTTGAAGAAGTTTCAGAGCTTTGGCTTTGATCATTTCTAATCATACCCTGTTCTGGTGTACCTGCAAACACACTACCTGTTGGAAATTTTAATCCATTAGTACTCTGTGCCTGGTTTAAATCCGTTACTCCTGTTATTAC